ATCTTGAATTTGTGATGAACCCTGTATTGATTTCTAAGGCGATAACCGAATTTTATTAGGCGAATCATAATAGTTTATATTTCCATTTTGCTGCTTTTTTGATAATATAAGAATCTATATTTTCACTCTTGCAACATTTTAGTATCTACTCCAACCGGCCCCCCCGAAGCTTTCGGGTTGAGTAAAGCCTGTCTTTAATTTACTAGCGAATGTTAACATCAAAGCATCTATAACATCAGGCGATGGTAAACTCCTCGACTTCATTTCCTTTTTGCTTTCAATCTTAAGTTGACCCTTAGAAGTAAATTGGTATTTGATATTCGTTGCCTCGTAGAAATCATCATCGTCTAAGAGAGAACTAACTCTGATCCAATCTCTCATTGTGAAATAAAGCTCGGCTCGTAGATTTACATAGTGTTCCACATCTATCGCCTTATTCCCTACGTTGACCTCTTGGACATTCCACGATTGTTCTTTTAATCTATCTACCACTCCAGCTCCAATCCCAACTGCATCAACAAAGATATTCTCCGGCTTTATGTTCTCTTCCTTGCCTACCCTAATGATCTGCCCAACAGTAGCCATTAGGCTCTGATTAGAAAAGACTTCTTTCCTCGTTATCTTCCCCATCTGCCTAATAATAAAAGCAGTTCGATCTCCACCGAACCTAGCCACATCAACTCCCATTAGTTTCTCCCACGCAGGCTCAACTTCAATCTCTCTTTCCATAGCTGCCGAAATATCATCAATAGAAATAAAACTATCTGCCTCTGCCCTTGGGAACTCTCCTAACGCTCTTACTCTAAATACATCACTGTCCACTCCATACCTTAAAGCAAAACCGACCACATCATCTAAATTGATTAGGCCGGGGATTCCATCAACGCTCTTCCCTATAAAACCTTTGTATCCTTCTCTCATCCATAGATCCCTAAACTTCTCGAAAGTATCAAACCCACTAGCGGTTAAGTTGGGAGTATCGAAAGCCGAAATACAAATCTTTTTAATTCCTTGCTCCTTAAATGCTCGAGCAAACCTTCCAGTATTCCTTAGAGGATTCCCTAATAATAATAACTTGGTAGGCTTCAATCCATCAATCGCCTCAAAGATATCATCCTTAACACCGGAAGCCTCATCAACAACCACCAATAGATTGTCACTATGGAATCCCTGAAACTGATCCGGCTCATTGGTAGCTATCCCCAAAGCAAACCAACGATCATCTATGTTGATTTTAGTTTCTAACATTGCCTCCGGTGGATACAAATCCTTGCCTTTTGCTGCCTGTTTGATCTCTCTCCACAAAACTTCACGCACCTGTCGGCCCGTTGGGGCAGTTGTTATCACAATAGAGTCCTTATGCCCCAATAAAAACGCATGGATCACTCGTGCAGATGTAAAGGTTTTCCCTGAAGCATTACAACTCCGGATCGCTACTTCTTTATTATTATCTATCGCATCTAATATCTCCCTTTCTTTCTCCCACAACTCCGGCCCCAATTGTTCTGCGAACCAAGCCGAGCTATTTCTTATCTTTGCCTGTAGGTTTAGAATCTCCTGATTTGTTGCTTTCATTTGCTTTCTTAATTAGATCAACCATGAAACCACCTGAATGTTCGAACTGTTGCTTATCGATCCATCCGTAATTGTTCTTAAGATTAAAGATAGCACCGGCTACTTTCTTCCCTGAAAATAAGTATTGTTCTGCAAAGTTTTCGCACATTAACTTTGCCTTTTTTATTATAGCGTTAAAGTCTTTACCTAAATCGTGTTCATAATTCAAAAGCGTATGTCGGCTAGTGTCTAATGCTAATGCTAACCCTGTAACAGTTAATGGAGTATTGTTCTCCTCGCAATCATCGAAATACTTATCAATATCTTTCTGTAAATCTTCCGGAGTTTTCCATAACCTATTAAACATATTCCCCTTAGGTGCTGCTCCACTATAATTGCTTTCTCCTGCACTCGGATGTAAAGCAGATTGTAATTTATTCTCCTTTTCCATTATACCAATCACTTAATGCTTTCTTCCCCTCTGATGTGTTAGTTAACTCTTCCTTATAGGCATTCACCCTAGCTGATAAGATTATCTTCTCTTGCCCTAACTCTACCAACCTATCCTTAACTGTTAGATCAGTTTCAACTCCGGTCCTCGAGATTCTTTTGTCTAACACTATCTCCTGCGATACTGTCTTTAATGCTCTCTCTAAAATCTCGGCATCCCACAACCTCTTAAAATAAGTAGAGTGATCCTTTATTAATATGCTTATTAATTTATTCATGATTTCGTTTCCTTTTTAATTTTACGAAAACCTTTCTTTGTCTCTGCTCTATACTCAATTCCAAGATGGTCTAGCAACTCATCATATTTCCCTTGAACATGCCCATTCCCAAAAAATCCACCACGACTACCAAAGAATTCTCTAACCACCTTCTCTAATGTTTCTATCCTCGCCTCTAGCTCTTTTATTTGTTCCTTTCTTTTCATGGCCTATTAATCATTAAACATTTTTAAGAACTTCTTCCTTGAGTTAGCACAACCTTCATCCAAGATATCTTTGTATGTTGTATCCTTATCAAATTCTTTTCCCGTTATCCCATCCCCATTGAATGATGCATTCTGTATAACTCCCTCCTTGAATCCTCTCCGGAAAGCAACCTCTAAAACCTCGAGATATTCTTCTAATGTAAATTCAAACTTCATAACACTAGATCTAATTTAACCTTAACTTCTTTAATCTTATATACGACCATTAATTTCTCTAGCGCCTTAAAGAACTCTTTCTGTCTAGAAACAGAAATGTGTTGGTGTTCCATTGTTCCTTTAATCACTACTGGGAAACTACCAATCCCCCTCCCAATTCTCCGCTCCAGTAAAACCTGTGAATCCGTCAGTTCTTTTATCTGCTTTTTTATCTTAGTCTGCTCCGACAAAACACGATCAAGAAAGTCTTTATCTACTTCTATTTTTGACATGATAATTAATTTGATAGGGTCGGCAGGATTTGAACCTACATAGAGAATTACTGCCGTTAAGGCTATCTCCACTGGGTATGACCCAGCGTGTATCTTTCCACCACGACCCCAATTTATTATGACACCGACTTTTCTATTTTTCAAGCACTCTTAAACATCTCAATCAATAACTGTATGATATTAATAATTCCACAACCAAGTAAGAATCCAATAATAAGTGTTACCAATAAATGAATGCAATGATGATTATTCATGATTTCTCTAACTCTTTAATTTTATTCTTGCGATCTGTTATCAACTCTTCTAACTGGTATGGTTGCCATTGCTTTATCTCTTGTGCCATTGCATTCAATTCCTCAATGATTCCCGGGCCATACTTCTCGATCAACCAAAGTGCATACACTTCTTTGACCCCCTCGTGAAAACGATTACACGATATACATTGAATGTGAGTGTTCTTGAACTCATAACGAGTGGACATATGAGATCTACTCATGAAATGACCACAATCGAGTTGATCGTAAGGAACAAGCCGACCACAAGAAACGCAGATACCATAGCCATCCTTAGTTTCTTCTAATCTAACGCATTTAGAATGAACTTCGTCGGCCTCCCTCTTTAGTGTCTTTAGTTTCCTTACCTTCTTAACCATTATTTCTTCTTTCGTTTCGGTTGCCGAGATGTTCCAAAGTTCCCTTTACCAGCACCACTCCCATCTCTTTTCCTAACTCCACCACCAGCTCCCTTCTTCCCACGACCAGTATTCCCTTTCTTTATTTTTGCCATAAAATTATTTCTTACTTTTACGCTTCTTTCTTATTATGAATTCCTGCTTCGTTAACCGCATCCCAAATACATAGACCTGTAAATATAAGTAAGAAGAAAAACATCACTCCTGTCATGAACGCAACAACCAATAGCGCGAAATAAACAACGAACCAAAGAATCCCTCTCGTAACAGAACCAACGTAGATCTGCCCAAGTCCGGGCATAACAAATGATAGAATCCCTGCTAATGTTTTATCTTTTTTCATTTTTGCTTTTAATTTTTAATGATTAATCGACCTTTTTATCTCTAAGATAATCCTCGTAAGACTTCACTTCTCTTCTCCCAACGCTTGCCCTTGCCCTTGCTTCGCTTATTGCCACCTCTTCGGGAGTAGGACACCTTGATCCCTCGGCCATCCTTCTTGCTCTCCTTGGTTTATATTTCATAGATTGTTATTTTGCTAATAAAATATCTATCAAGAATTGTTTAGTTTCGTCTGATTGATTGTCTAGGTTGTTGTCTTTTAATCTCCACCCGTCTAATAATATATCTTGACCACACCTGTGATTGCAACTGGTGGTTCTATCACTGTCGTATGCAAATCTCTTTTCTGCCCCCATCGCCGCCAACACATCTGCGAGGCGGATTGGTCTGCCGAGGATTTTGAAAGTTCCAGCTATTTCTAAATTATCGGGAGTATAAGCATTATTATCACAATCTGACCCCCCTGTTGAACTTTTTATTCTGCCATCATCACACTCTATTTGACACCCAAACTTCAATTCCATTATTTCAGGATTCGCTTCTTGTATTACTTGCTTTAATTTGTCGTAGTTTTCCATCTTATTCTTTAGTAAATAATACTAGCAAGAAAGTAATCGCCCACCCTATAAAACCGGCTAACCAAATCCAAAAACGAACTGGCTCAAATACAGCAACCGAACCGATTTGAACTCCAAGAAAGAAAGCAAGTAATATCCATAAGGTTGTATTTTTCATAATTTATTTTAATCCTTTTAATGAATCCCTTGT